TGCTTTAACAATGAAATATGATGGTTCTCCTGCAGTAGTATTTGGACACCATCCAGAAAATGGTAAATTCTTTGTAGCTTCAAAATCTGCTTTTAACAAAAATCCAAAGATTAATTATACACACGCAGATATCGTAAAAAACCATGGTCATGCGCCAGGATTGGTAGAAAAACTCCACGCAGCATTAAATCACCTCAAAAAAGTTGCACCAAAAACTGGCGTATATCAAGGTGATATTATGCACTCTGGTACTGATTTAAAAAATGAGAAGAATGGTAAAGTATCATTTACACCTAACACAATTAAATATACCGCATCTGGAGATGAAGCTGATAGAATCAAAAAATCTAAAATTGGTATAGTAACTCACACACAATATCACGGTAAAGATATTACCTCGATGAAAGCTGATTCTCATCCAGACTTACACAATTTCAAACAACATCCTGATGTTTGGCAAAAATCACCTAATCACGACACAAAACAAATTCATTATTCTGAAAAAGACCAAGCTGAGTTTCATAAACATATGGATGCGGCTGAAAAAATACACAAAGAACATGGTAAAACCATGTATAAGTCCACAGAACCTCATCAAGGTGAATCCGGACACTTAGCAACCTATATAAATCATACAGTTAGAACAGGTGAAACACCGTCAGCTGAGGGTTTAAAAGCTCACATTACTGATAAGTATAAAAAAATATCCAGTAAGTTAAAAACTCCAGCAGCACAAGCTCGTAAAAATACTGAGTTATCTGCACACATAAAACACATAGATGCACACAAGAAAGACTATGATAATTTGTTAAAAATGCACCATCATTTACAACAAGCTAAAAATATTTTAGTTAAAAATTTGGAACAACATGAAGGTGGTTTGGAACATCATATAGATAGTAAGAGAACTGGTCCTGAGGGTTTTGTAGTGAATCATGCAGGTGAACCAACAAAATTAGTCAACCGTGCCGAGTTTGCTCGTGCCAATTTATTAAAGGTAAGAAAATGACAACAATACAAGAAATGATTTATCGTGAAAGGGCAGGATTACTAAAAGAAAATTTTGGCGATGACCATGATTTTAGTTCTTTAAAACCACATCATTCTTATACAACAAAAGATGGTCACCAAGTTGATGTTCATATCTTCAATAATCCTAATGGTAAACATGCTATTTTTTATAATAAAAATTTGAATGGTATAACAAAATTGGTTCATTGGGAACATAATGCTGAACATCCGACTAAAGATGAATTGGAAAAAGCTGGGCACGAAGAATTTGAAGAAGAAAATACACGTTTAAATGAAGAAAAAAAAGAATTAGGACTTTTAGGTGATACTGGAGGAAAAGTAACAGAACACTCAGCAATTATACACTTAATTCATCATATGCACACACAACATGGAACATATGGTTCAGTAGAGCATAAAAAAGATTTGGCGCCGCACGAAAAAGCTCTAAAAGATATGAAGAGCAAATATGTTACAAATAAAACACAAGAAAAAGAATTTAGAGTTAGACAAGCTCACGGTAAAGCAGCAGCAAGTTCGATGATAGAATCATTGAAACAAAAACATGGACCACACGTTAGAATTGCTGCAGTTGGTCATACAGCAAAAGAAGGCGACATTGGAAGATTTACTAATGGCAAACATAATGATACTCAAGATAATCCGTCGGATGTTACAGTAAAAACTTATGTACCAGGTCATTTAAAAGAAGAATTTGGTGCCGGACACGAGCATAGTTATGAAGGATTTTCATTAAAATCATCTAAATCTTCAAAAAGAATAACAACTAAAAATCCTGCAATACATTTAGATGGTATGTTGGACCATTCAACTAGAAAATTAAATACAGAAAAAATTGCAAGAGATGGATTGAAAAAAGTTCACCATGAAATGGGTCACGGCGATAAGTCTGCTGCTGAAAGGGGAAGATATATCGAGGCTGTCAGAAAGAAAGAAGGTGTACCAAATCGTTCTTCTGTTGAAGAAAAAGCAAGTAAATTAGCTCAACCTGTACATAAAGCAACAGCTGAAGAATTACATGACCACATACATCATTTATTACACAATACCGGAGATGAAGGACATAGAATGGTTGGTCGTATGTTGAAAAAACATTTAACACCACATACTGGAATGCCTTGGTCTAAAGTTCATGTGATGGGTAATGAAGAACATAAAGTTAAAGCTTCAGTTACTCCAGGAAGTGAACATCCTTTAAATAAAGTTTTTAATAGTAAAAAAACAAAATACGCAGTATCAAGAAGTGGTGCTACTGTAACTTTACACAAAGTTGAAAAAGATGGTTCACATACTGCATTAGCACATTATAGACCAAAAACAAACAGTAATGCTTTAAAATCTGATACTTCAAACTATACTGTAACTCCAGCGTACTCACACTAATGAAATCATTTTTAGAAATACTTGAAGAAGCAGAAAAGAGTGCCAAACCGGTGGTGATGGCGTTTGGCCGCATGAATCCTCCAACAACTGGTCATTTAAAACTTATTGATAAAGTAAAATCCACAGCTGAAAAACTTGGAGCTAAACACACCGTTGTAGTTTCACATTCACAAGATTCTAAGAAAAATCCTTTATCTGGCGAACAGAAGATTAAACACCTAAAACGTTATTCTTCTGGTACCAATTTTCAATCTTCATCTAGTCAACATCCAACAATATTGCACCATGCTGCAAAATTACATGGAATGGGACATGACGAACTTCATGTTATTGCTGGGTCTGACCGTGTTAAAGAAATGGAACATCTATTACACAAATATAATGGTGTAAAAGGTAAACATGGTTATTATAATTTTAAAAAAATAAGAGTACATTCTGCTGGTCACCGTGATCCTGATGCTGAAGGTGCAGAAGGTATGTCTGGTACTAAAATGAGAGAGCATGCAAAGAATAATGACTTTTCTTCATTCCGTCAAGGCGTACCACATCATGTTTCCGCTGAACACGCAAAAGAGTTAATGCATGATGTTCGTAAAGGTATGGGATTAAACGAATCTTATAATCGTGGTATGTTCAAAGCTATTTTTATTACTGGTGGGCCAGGTTCTGGTAAAGATGTTATTATTCGTGAAGCCATTGCTTCTGAGAAAGCAACCGAATTAAATTTCACACAAGTTCTTGATATTCTTAATGATAAACATAAACTTGCAATGAAATCAATGAATCCAAAATTTGAATCAGTTCGAACCAGAAATCCACTTATTATTAATGGCCCAGCAGATGATTTAGAAAAGATTAATCATATCAAAGAAGAATTAGAAGAAATCGGTTATTCTACCATGATGATTTTTGTTAATACCGATAATAAAACCAGTCAAGAAAGAAATTCTTCATTGTCTAGAGTTATGGTAGAATCAATTAGACAAGAAAAATGGTGTAAATCTCAAGAAAATACTAAATATTTCACCGAGTTATTTAATAATTTTATCAATTTTGATAATACAGGAAATTTAGATAATAAAGAAGAAGATATAACTGAAATATATCAAACTACTCAAAATTTCTTGGATTCTACGAAAGTAGATATGGTAGTTGATAATTGGCTAAGTAAAACCATTAAGGAAGAAAATGTTAAGAAAACTAATGCAAAAGCTATTCAGCTTAAAACCGTTGGAAAATACAACCCGAGTTTTAGAGCAAAAGGACCAGCCGATATCAAAAGAGATAACTCCGGTTCCCTTGTCTACGGAAAAGACCAAATCTCAGGAGATACCGGTCCAAGAAAAGACCCTAACGGTAGAGGACACTCCGGTGGAGCATGGTCAGGCGTCTACAATACCAGTTATAACACCGAAGAAAAAGGTCCAACCATCAAATTCAACCCGCCGGCCAAAGAACCAAACTTCAACTACGACAAAGACAAGCTCAAAAAGCAAAAAAAAGGCGATAAAAGTTTAAGTGCAGGACGTGTAGCTAGACCGGATGGTGTTACACCAACATACGATACAAGAGCGGGTGGCCAAGGTGCTGCAGCAGGCGCCGGACTTGGCAACCAAACATACAGCGAAACAGTAGATTATAATAATGATGACGTATCTAATTTTAGTGCTCAAAGTGGTTCAGTTCAAGCGAATCCTCTAAGCTCAGCTTATGAACAAAAGAAGTCATTTGATAGATTTAGAAAGAAGATTAAAAAAGAAGCAATTGACCATCATACAGTAGATATGGGAGTTTCTGGTACATTAAGTGGTGCTGGTAACAAACAAGGTATGGATAGTTATTTTGACCAACAGCGTAATATTGGTGTTCAAATAAAAAGAAAAGTGAATAAAAAGTTTAATCAATCAAAAGACGATGGTAAGGACGGACAATGAAACGTTTCAAACATCTATCTAAAGAATTGAATAAAACTAAATTAATAAAGAATAGAGAATTATCACCAATAATGCAGAAGTTTGATTTTTGGGATGAAGAAACGAATCGTGTTAAAGAATTAGAAAATGGTTTAAAAAAGTTAAAAAGTCATAGTTACGATTCAATTGATAGATTAATGCAAGATATTGCAAAGAAACATGGTATTACAGGTAAAGACTTACACAACGATTTTAAGAATAAACACGGTAAAATACCTGATGAGTGGATTAAAGAAAATAAATGAAAACTTTTAAACAATTTTTGGATGAAAAAGGTAGATGTTGGTCTGGTTATAAACCAGTTCCAGGAAAAACTCCTTATACACCAGGAAGTTGTAAAAAAGAGGATGAAGAAAGAGAAGAAGCTCTTGAAGAAGATTTAAGACAATGGTTTAAACAAAAGTGGGTTCGTATGGACACTAAAGGTAATATCAAAGGAGGTTGTGCTAGAAAACCAGGTGAAGGTAAGCCAAAATGTTTACCACAAGCAAAAGCACATTCTCTAGGTAAAGAAGGTAGAGCAAAAGCAGCACAAAGAAAACGCCGTGAGGATCCAAATCCAGAACGCCGTGGTAAAGCAATTAATGTAAGGACAAAATAAATGAAAAAGTTTAACGAATTCATTACTGAAGTTGAAAATTTAGAAGAAAAGAATAAACCAACACAGCCTGAAAAGTGGGCTCGTGCTAAAGCGGCAGCTAAATCTAAGTTTGCTGTTTATCCTTCTGCTTATGCTAATGCTTGGGCTTCTAAGAAATATAAAGCATTGGGTGGTGGTTGGAGAAGCACTAAAGAAGAAGTTGAATTAGATGAAATGGATAAAAGTCAAAAATCACAGGAACGCCACGGTGATTATCCTCTTGGTATTAAAAATAAAGATGTAAACATGGTTAAACCAATTACTTCAAAAAAAGTAAAGAAAGATAC